GACGCGACCCGTGACGCCCAGCGCGATCGAGCGCGCCGGAAAGACCAGCGGTGTGACCACGGATGCGCCTCCCGACAGCACCACGTCTGCCTCGACCGACCGCATGGCAAGCGACGCGCCGCCTGGCGTCAGCGTCGCCGCACCAACGCGCCAGTCCGTCCCGTCGAAAAGCGCCGGCTGACCCGCGTCCAGCACCATGGCGCGCCACCCGCGCCGCGCCGGAACGAAGACCCAGCCCCCACCTATGCCGACGGCCACATGGCCAGCATGGCCCGCCCACGCGCTCACGGCGCCCGGCGGCACGCCATAGGCAGCGCCCTCGGTCGGGCTGACCGGCGGCACGGTCTCGCTGACGGAAACCAGCGTCATCTGCGTCAGGCCGTCGAGCCGCGCCAGCGCCTCGTTCACGGTCACATGTTTCTGGGCCTGAGCAGGTTGCACGAGTGGCAGGGCGAGGTTCGCGGTCTCAGTCATGGATGTCCATCCTTGCATAGGGTCCGGGCCCGAAACGGTCGGAGACCTGGGCGACTTCGATGGTGAAAGGCATCTGGGTGCCGTCGGCGACGCGCTCGGCAGCGGTGTAGGTGAATGCAGGCTCTGCCGTGTAGATCTCCCGTCTCAGGCCCGCCCCATCGACGATACGCAGGTGGTAGCGCTCGACGGCTTCTCCGAGGGGCACGTCCTGCCCCGCCCAGCTGTCGGCATCGATACGTGAGCGCCTGATCCAGCTGAACGCCAGGTCTGGGCCCATCGGTATCGCCCTGAGGTGCACAGGCCGAAGCGGCCTGAGGCCGATGCCGTCGAAGGCCAGCACACGCTCGACATAGCTTGGATCGTCCAGTGCGCGCCGCGCAGGCCCGACGCGCCAGTGCCGTGCCAGCCCGCGTGCCGAGGCGGGCAAGTCGACTTGCGTGACCGAACCGTCGAGCAGCACGAAGAGGCTCCCCTCTGGCCAGACGTCGGGCATGTCGGCATCGCTGCCGGCCTGTCCCCGCAGGCGCATCGAGATGTCCCACTGTTCCTCGGCCAACAGCTCGGCCCGGCCGAACTGCAGCACTTCCCAACCGGCACCGTCCCCGGAACCGATCGCAGCGACATTCGCACCGTTCAGAACGGCGCCCGTCTCGGCTGAGGACAACACTCCCGTGGCGATCCGGACCCGCACCGGTGCTCCACGATCCCAGAACCCGGCGGGCGCAGCCGGCAGCGGAGTGACTAGCGTTCCGGCCACCGCACCGCGCTCGATCATCCGGTTGAGCGTGTATCCGTCCGGCCCGGGCGCCTTGTAGACCGCAACGGAGCCGGGCCAGGGCGTCGCCGCCACTGCGACATGCGGCGCGTGCGGCACCTCCTCACCGGTCAGAAGAGGCAAATCCATGAAGATCGGGGAGACGGGCAAAGGCGGCAGGAAAGGCGCCACCGTTGCCGGCTCCGATGCGATGTCGGAGGATTCCGCCGTGCTCGGCTCGACCCGCACGGCCTGCAGGTCACGCGCCCCCCGATCGAGGACATGGTCGATCCGCCATGTGGACCCGTCGGGTAGGCTGATCATCGTCCCCGCTCCAAGCGCGCGCGACGACGGCGGCAGGGAAAAACTCATCCCGTCCCGGGCGACCCGGGCCTCGGCAAGGCGACGCTCGGCGATCCCCAGCGCCTCGGACGGGATCAGCGCCAGCGGCAGCCCGATATCGGTGACGAGATCGGATGGATCGCCTGGCAGGACCGTCTCCGCCACCCGGTCGTCGTAGTTCGCTTCGCCGTCGGTATATCCGATCCTGAGACGGCCAAGGGTCTCGGACTCGGCCGCGCGCGCATGACTTATGCCGCCGCCACCGCCTTCGTCGAGCGCGGTCAGAGCGACGCTGACCGCTGCCTGCGGCTTGCGCGGCAGCGGTGCGAATTCAAGTCGCCCCTCCTTTTCCACCGCGCCGAACCCATGGGCGATCATCAGGGGCTGGAGTGCCGCGCGCGCCGTATCTGTCTGCGCCGTGACGTACCCCCGGACCAGCCCATGCAGTCGCGACACGTCGTAATCGCGCAGTCCCGCCCTCTCGCAGATCTCCGCCACGACCAGATCGAGAGGCGCGGCATCCAACCGGCCCGTCAGCCAATGGCCCTTCTGCCAGTTGGCCCCATCCGACCAGCGCTCGATGTCGTTTGGAAAGGCGGGCCAGGGGCGCGCGTCCCACGCCCAGGCATGAGCGCGCTCCACATCGATCATCGGACCGCCATAGACATCGGAAATCGGGTTGAGACCGGGGTCGGACCAGTAGTCCAGAACCGCTCGCAGGTACTGCGCTTGGATCACGTCGTCGCGGCGGCCGGTCGAAAAGCGCGGCATGCGGCTTTCGGTGCTCTTGGGGTCAAGGAACGTGTTGGGCTCGTTGGTGCCATTGTCGATGGCAGGACATCCGAACTCGGTGAAGCGGATGGGTTTGGACTGAGGCTGCCAACCGGTGTCCGGATAGGGCCACGGCATCACGGCGGCACCGAAAACGACGACATCTTCCCCCGGCGCGCAGGTGCCGGGGCCGACCGAAAGGCCGACAGCCGCCGGCTCGGGAAGCGAAAACACGAGGCGGAGGACCACGGCCCCACCCTCTGCCGTTTCGATGGCCATTCCGTCGGCGCTGGCTCCGAGAAAGGTAGTGACGATGGGCGACGCGACATCGCCGTCCGCGATCACCTCGACGACCGGGACCCCATCTGCAAGGATCCGTGCGCGGAATCCGCCGGAGGTGCCCGCCTTCAAAGTCAGGCGTAGCTCATGATCCTGATCGGCCTCGGCCGGAACGGTGGTATCGGTCTCTATCGTCTGCCACGGGTCGGCACCCCCTGCCACCGAAACCGGAGCGCCGTAGACACCGACCATGTCCGCAACCGGGCTGACCCACGCGGCAAGCTGCGGCAGCCATGCCGCGGGGCTCTCCCCGCCTGACAGCAAGGAACGACGTGCCGGATCGATCCGGTCGGTGTGGAGGTTCGACCACCAGTCCCGCAACGCCTTGTAGCGGTAGATCCACGGCGTGCCGCCCTGTCCGTCGGTGATCGGCTCCCGCTGCTGTGCTGCGCGCGCCGCGTCGGTCGGATAATACCAATCCCAACCCTCGCCGCCTTCGATATTGGCCTTGAGATAACCAAGATCGTGGATGGCAGGCCACTCGGCGTCGGCATGCTCCGCACCATCCCGCCAGTCCGAGATCGGCATGTAGTTGTCGATCCCGATGAAATCGATATTGTCGGCGGACCAGAGCGGGTCGAGATGAAACACCACATCGCCGGACCCGTCCTGCGGCTGGTGGCCGAAATACTCGGACCAGTCGGCAGCATAGGTCAGTTCGGCATCGGGCAAGAGCTGCCGCACCTCGGCGGCCAGCGACACCAGCAACGCAATGGCCGGGTAGCCATCCGCGTCGCGCATCTGCGTCACGCCGCGCATCTCGGTGCCGATGCAGAAGGCGTCGACGCCTCCCGCCGCTGCGCACACCGCGGCCGAATGAAGGATGTATCGCGAATAGCTCCATTCCGACGCGCCGGTATACTGCACCGCGCCATCCGAAACACTGAAATCGGCCGCCGTCACGGTGCCGAAAAAGGCGAGGCAATCGGCCCCGTTGTCTTGCGTACCATCCGTACTGCCCGGCCGGCCCGGCGCGATCTCGCCCGTCACACGCCCGCGCCAGGGGAAAGCCGCCTGTTCATCGCCGCCCCACGGGTCCGGCAACCCGTTTCCCTCGAGGATCTCCATGAGCATCAGGGGGTAGAACATCACCTCGACGCCCTTTTCCCTGATCGCCCGGATCGCCTCGATCACGCCCGCGTCGCAGGGTGTGCCGCCGTAGACCGGACGGCCCTCCGCATCGCGCGCGATTTCCTCGACCGCGGTCCGCGCCAGGCCACCAATGGTCCAGGGCTGTCCCACTCCCTCCCGGCCATTGGCCTCGACCTTGGGCTTCACGCGGCAATGGCCGGCGCGCAGATCGTCACCGAACCAGCAATAGATCAGCGAGACCGAGGTCAGATTGGGCAGTGTTTCGGAAAGTGTTTCAAGCGATTGCGCGAAATCCGAAAGCCCGCCCTCTGCGCTGACATTCGCGGCACCCGACGCTCCCAGCGCACCCGCGTAGTGGACCGGCGTCGTGGAGAGTGCGTATTCGCCAGTGCCCGGGATCATGGCCACCGCCCTGAGCAACTCCGCAGGCGCGGGTACAAGGTCGCCGGTGTCGGCTGGGCGCGCCGGCCGCACGACCTCGAAGGAGAATTGCGGCACGCGGTTGCCGAAGGGTCCGAGGTCCAGATCCTCGAACACCACATAGGCCAGACCGCGATAGGCAGGCACACGACCAGCGCCTTCCACGGCTTCCATCAGGGGATCGGGCATCTGGCTTTCGTCGCCGCGGTGGAACCGCAGCGTCACGGACTGGAGGTCCATCTCCACCCCGTCCGCCCAGATGCGCCCCACCCGCGCGATCTCCCCTTCGCAGAGCGCAACGGCGAGGCTGACGGAATAGGAATAGGTGGTCGTCTGCGGCCGCGGCGGCGCACCCTTGCCGCCGCCGGTTGTCGTCGCAGTCTCGACGAAACGCGTTGCCCAGATGACCTGACCACCGATGCGCATCCGGCCGAAGACGCGGGCGATCGGTGCTCCCTCGCCCGCCCCGGTAAAGCGAAAACGATCGACACGGCCGTGCTCCACCGGTTCCGAGCCTGACGAAAGCAACCGCTGGTCGATGGCCCGACCAATCGTCGCGCCGACAGCCCGGCCCAGCACCATTCCTGATAGGCCGAATGCCGAGACACCGGACGCAGCCCCGAGCGCCGCGCCCGCAGCCGACAGAAGGAGTGTCGCCATGTCCTAGGGTCCTTTCGGGAATTCGAAGCGCGCAACGATACGGCGCGCCCATGAGCCGTTCAGGCGGCTCTCTACGACACCGCGCCCGGAATAGGCGTGGATGAAGCAGGCCTCCGTGCCGATGACCGACTGGATGCCGAGATGCTTGGCCACGGCCCCACGCCGCATGCGAAAAAGCAGAACGTCACCGACCGCCAATCCCGACAAGGGTTTGGGGATGAGGTGCCGCTCGGCCGCGCGCCACAGACGCTCGCCGCCCCCGGCCTCGGACCAGTCTTGCGTGTACGACGGTGGAGGCTCCGGAAGCCCCCCAAAAAGATCGCTCCAGATGCCCAGCACCAGCCCCAGGCAGTCGCAGCCGACGCCCCGGCAACGCGCCTGATGCAGATAAGGCGTTCCGATCCACAGCTGCGCGAGGTTCACCACGTCGACGCGGGCTCCGCTCACCGTCTGCTGCCCCCGTCACGGGCGGAAATCCGGGTCGGATGCGCCAACAGCCAGTCTTCACCCGGGATGTCGGGAAAACCGCGGAAATTCATAAGATTGGAGAATTTGAGGCGGCAGGTTTCCATGCGCTTGTCACAACCCGCAGTCAACCGAGCCATGTCTCCCGGCTCCACTGCCGCCCGCAGCCGGTCCCACAACTCGATCCGGCGTGATCCGTCGGGCTGCGGCCTGTCGCTCTTGATGGCGCCCGCAAGACCCGAGCCCTGTCCATCGATCATGCGCAGACCGCCGCGCTCGAACCAACGCGCCTCGTAGCCCGGGACGCCCTCGAAGAGGAACACGCGGCCGTCTTCCACCGCCGCGACGGCCACGTCGAATGAATAGTCCGGCCATGTCAGATCCACTCCACAGGCATTATCTCCCAGGACCGCAGGGCAACTGCGCTGATAGACCCGCCCCATGGGGATGTTGAGTGCTTCGGCAAGCCCGCGAAGCTCGGCCGTGAACGCACCTCCCGACCGCGAAATCTCGCCGATGCTGCCGCGGAATTGCATGACCCGGTTCTCCGGGTTGGCCCATTCCACGAGCCAGGCCTCGACTTCCGCCCCGTCGAACCGGCCCGCCACGATATCGGCCTCGGTGACCGAGACATCCGACAAGGCACCGACCGCCTCGCTGTTGTCCACGGCCAGCCCCGTACTCTGGCTTAAGGCGGCCGCGCTCAATCCCGTACCAGCCAGAAACGTCGTGCCGTCGAAGCCGAGATCGCGATCGTGATCAGTGAACCCCTGTACCAAACCGTCCCGACGCGTAAGCTTCCAGCACCGCGCCACACCCGTCACACCGGTGGCGAGATGCGCGTCCAATGCCTCCACGCTCATTGCCGAAGCTCCACGACCGGAACGTCCGGGACTTCGCCCGCCTGAAAGCTCGACAGCGACGCGCGAATGGCGTCCGTGTCGAACCGGACCGGAACGTCGAATTCGAAGCCCGCCGTCACCTCGTCGCCGGATGCCGGGGGATCGGCGAATGTCACCAGCCCTGTGGCTTCTTCGACGTCGAAATGAACACCAGCGATCAATTCGCCACCGGCCACCCCTGCCAGGACGGTGCCGCCAACCGGTTTGGAAATCGGCCGAACATAAGCAGCGCTCCCCGACCCGTAGCTTTTTGTGAGCTGAAAGGTCGTGGTTTCACCGTCGCCAGTGCCGATGCGCTGATCGGTGAAGTAAGGGGTCTGCGATGGCGTGCAGCTCTTGAAATCGGCCCAGTCTTTCCACCGGAAACCGTAAAGCATACCGCGACGCGCCTCGAAGAAGGCGACCAGCACGGCAACATCGTCCAGCGACCGCATCCCTGCGCCCGCATCGTAGCGGCGCCGGGAATGGGCCCAGGGCGTGTTGCGCTCCTCGAACCCATTGGTGAGCGTGACGATCTCGGTGCGTCTCTCCGGGCCGCCCACTGAACCGAGACTCAGATTCACCGGAAACCGGACGTCGTGAAAAGTCATTTGCCTTCGTCCTTCTCAGCGATTGCGTTGCCCACGGGCCAGCGCACGCCCCATTTCGGCGGCGACCTGGCTTTGGCTGCGGCGAAAGCCCTGCACATCGGGCGTTGTGATGTTCATGGTGACATGAACTGGGGCGCCGCCACCGCTGCTCGCCACGCCCAGCCGGCCATCAGCCCCGCGAGCGAGGGGAAGAATCGCCTCGGGCCCGGCCTCGCCCATCAGGCCGATGCCACCGCGCATCGGGAAGACGCTGGGCGCCCGCACGACACCGCCGCGCGCAAAGGGCGTGATCCGCCCCTGGCTGAACACGCCGCCGTGCTGAAATGGCATGATCCCGGACAGAAGGCCGGTCACACCATTCGCGATCGCACCGCCGACGGCGTTCTGAACCGGCCGCATCGCGGTGTTGTAGGCGGCATCGACCATGCTCGTGGCGACCGTGCGCAACGCGTCGGACAAACGAAGCCCGTCGAAGACCAGACCATCGAAGGCACGGCGCAGGCCCCCTCCGATGGACCGGCTCATCGACCCAGCCTCGCGGCCGGTATAGATCATCGTCCCTTGCAGCGATTGCAGCTCCGCCTGAAAGGCTGCCGTCATGGCGCTGGCGTTCGAAAGCGTCGTCTCGAGGTGGCCGAGCTCCGCCTCCAGCCCCTCGAAACCCTCGTCCTGCCCAGTCATGGTTGATCCCCTTTGGATGATGTCTCTCGCAGATCCGGAAACCGGGCCGCCAATGCGTCGAAGGCGGACCGGCGCATCGGCACCGGACCCGTTTCACCCACCATCAGAAGCAGTTCAGACGGGCTGAGCCGCCAGAATTCATCCGGTGGAAGGCCAAGCCCAGAGATGCCCGCCCGCATCATCGCAGCCCAGTCGAAACCGGTATGCCGGTTCATTCCGGCACCCTGAACGCGCGCGACAGCAGCTGCGCCGCCACTCGGGCGGCCTCGATCACGCCGCCATCGATTTCGGCCGTGACGAGGTCCTTCTCATCGCCCGACCAGCCGCCGCCGCGCAGCCCCGCCACCACGAGCGCGAACACGTCGCTCGCCCGCAACGCTTCACCCTCGAAGCGCGCCACCAACTCGCCCAGGCTCTGCGCGCCCAGCCGTTCCTCGAGCTCGGCCAGCGCACCCAGCGTCAGTTTCGCCACATGTCGCTCGCCATCCAGACGAAGCACGACCTCCCCAGCCCATGGATTTGCCATCGCGCGCCTCAGATCGCCGTGAAGGTCAGGGCACCGGCCGACGCCATCGACATCTCGTAGGTCGCCTCGCCGTCATGATTGCCTGCATAGTCGATCGCGGTGATCTGAAATGCCCCCTCGACGATCCCGAAATCGGGGATGATCACCTGGAAGTCCGGTGTGTCGGCGTTCCAGAAAACAGCCCGCGCCCGCTCGTCCGTGGCCGTATCCCGAAAGACGCCCGCACCCGAGATCGCCGCCGACTTGACGCCGGTGCCGCCGAGCAGCTCGCGCCACCCACCCGCGGAATCGAGGTTCGTGACATCCACCGTTTCGGCATTGAACGTCAATCGCGTGGCCCGCAGGCCCGCAATCGTCTCGAACAGGCCCGAACCGTCCATGTCGACCTTGATCAGAAGGTCCTTACCGCTTTGCGCCGGCATCAGTTCTCTCCAGTGCTTTCAGGATTTCCGTTTGAGTGTTCAGACCGGGGCAAGATCGACCCGGGCGCGGAACCACATCTCGATCTCGCGGGCATCACCCGTGCGCCGCGCCGTGGCGCGCCTGAAATCGAGGCTGACCAGCCGACCGCGCAATAGCGTCAGGGGCGCGTCGTCCAGGGCATCCGACACGGCCACCGCAAGCGCCTTTGCCGTCCCGAACCCGGCGCCGTCCGAAACGACGAGAACCGAAAAGTCATGCAAAGCGCCGCGGCCCGACTTGTCGGCGCTAAGGCGCACACGCTCGGGTCCCAGGCTGACATACAGTCCGGGCACCGCCCCCGGAGGAAGCGCATCGAATATCGCGCCGCCGGACAGATCCATGACGGCCGTATCCGCCAGCAGGGCCGCGTAAACCGACTGCTGCAAGGCCATCGCACCCGCATAGCTCATGCGCCGGTCTCCTCGCTGGCGAAGCATAGCAGATACCGGCCGCTGGGGTCGGTCTCCGTGACAGCCTCGATCCGAAAAAGCCGCGTCCCATCACGAAAGCGCATGGCCGGTGTCGGCCGGGAAGGCGCACCTTGTGGTGCGGAACGGACCGTGATCCTGAAACTAAGCCGCGACGCGCTGGCCGCGACCTCCCGTCCCGCTCCGCGCGGCACGAGCTCGGCCCAGTGCCACCCGCGGGCGACCCAGGTCTCCATGTAGCCGCCGGCCCCGTCCGGCACCCGATCGGGCGCTTCGAGAACCAGCCGCCGTGAAAGAACGGGACGACTCATGCGCCCGCTCCGCGCAGCCGCAGGGTCCGGTAAGGCTCGATCAAGGCCATCGCGCCTGGCGGGAACCCCGCGCTCGCGTCCTCGTCCTGCCCGAAGAACGTCGCGGCCAGCATCAGAACGGCCTGCCCAAGATCCGCGGGCACCCCATCCCAAGTCGCTGAATAGCCGGCCAGGAACTCGATCTCGGCGGACCCGCCGGCCCCCAGCGTCGGTAGGGACACCGACCTGGGCACAAGACCGGGGCAATGCATGTCCGTTACCAGCCCATAGGCCGAGGGCTCAAGAACGCGCACCTCGCCCAACCGGTCGATCATCCGGACGGCCTCGACGCTCGCGACGGGCGCGATGGGGAAGACATGGCGCTCGTCCGTTGACCAAAGGGTGACGGTCTGCACAAAGCGCCTTCGGAAAACGGCCTTGCCCGTGCGCGCCTCTATCGCAGCGACGGATGCCCGCAGACAGCTCTCCAGTTGCGCGTCGAGGTCTCCATCATTCGTGAAGCCCCGCGACAGGCGCAGGTGCTCGGCCAGCCGCTCCAACGGCAAGGCCGAGCCCGGGACGGGTGTCATTTCTGCCAACATGCTGGGCGCCTCCGATCGTCGCGTCGCAAATGGGACCGGCCCGGGTACACCCCGCAGGTGCGGAGGCCGGGCACGATTGAGGGAAGAAGTCTGAAAGACTGGTGGCGGCGCCGGACCGCCTGCTTGTGCGGAGAAACGCGCAGCTGGATCGCGATCCGCCGCCGCCGCCCGCCCCGGCACGCTTTGCGCGGCCGGGACGGGATGGTGGTCCGATGCCTTAAATGACCCCGAACTTCATCAGCTTGATCGCCGCGAAATCGGTGACATCGCCGCCGACCCGCTTGGTTGCGTAGAACAGCACATGCGGCTTGGCCGAGAACGGATCGCGCAAGACCCGCAGATCGGGACGCTCTGCAATCGTGTAGCCGGCGCCGAAATCGCCGAAGGCGATTGCCATCGCGTCCGTCGCGATATCCGGCATGTCCTCGGCGATAAGCACCGGATAGCCCATCAGACGGGCCGGCTCGCCCTGGCTCAGGCCGTCGGACCAAAGGAACCGGCCGTCGGCATCCTTCATCTTGCGCACCGCACCCGCCGTTTTGGAGTTCATGACGAAACTCGCATTCGCACGGTACCGCGCGCCAAGCGCGTAGACGAGGTCCACGATCGCGTCCGATGCGTTCGAGGGGTCGAAATCACCCGCCGTACCGGTCGACACATAGCCGATATTGCCCCAGCTCCAGCTGCCGTTCGCGACCATCGTGTGACTCAGAATGCCCCTGGGCCTGCCGGACACATTGCCGTTGATGAAGGCGTCCGCCTCGGCGCGGGCGAACTTGTCAGCGATGCGTCCCGCCAACCAGCCTTCGATATCGAACGCGGAATCGTCCAGCAGCCGCTGCGACGCCTTGGGCAGCGCCGAAAGCTCGTGCAGCGGGATCGAAATGCGCTCGATCTGCGGCGCGTCGGTCTCCCCGGTGGGGGTGACCTCATCGGCCCAGCCCGCGCCGACATCCGTCGCGTCGATCAGAATGTCGAAGGAGGTCGCCTCCACGGTGACGACATTGGCGATCGCCCTCAGGCTCGACGCCGTGCGCAGCACCGACTGGATGCTCTCGGCGGTCTGCGGATCGACCAGGTAGCCGCCCTCGGCATTGATCGCGGTATTCATCGCCTTGCCGTCCAGTTCGAGCCCGCGCAGCGCGTCGTCATCGCCGCAGCGCAGGTAGGCGGCCATCGCCTTGCGATGCGGCAAAGACGTGTTCGCCTCGACGCTCAGGGCGGGGCGGAGGTGGGTCATGGTCTTCGTGGTCAGCATGGAAATCCGCTCTTCCTGTTTCTGGAGCTTCACGTTCAGATCGTCCTGAAAGTCATTGAACTCATTGAAAAAGCCGGAAAGTGCGGCTTTCACTTCGGACAACGGGGCCGTCTCCGGGCCCGCTGGTTCGGTCTCGGTCATCACATCACCTCTATGTGCGGTTGGATCAGCGGGCGGAGCGCACCGCCATCTTGCGGCGGGCCTCGTCGAACGCCGTCGCCAGGTCGCGCAGCAACTCCGACTTGGCCGCGTCTGGCCGCGCCGGGGAAAGCCGCGCCTGGGGAAGCATCGGGAAGGTCACCAGAGACACCTCCCAAAGCTCCAGTTCCGACAAGAGCCTCTGGCCCTTGTCGTTCTTCGTGGCCCGCACCGTCCGGTAGCCGATGCTCAGCCCGTCAATGGCGCCCGCCTCGATCAGGGCCGCCGCCTCGCGCGCCCGGGCAACGCTGCTCAGCAGGTGGCCTCGGACATAAAGCCCCTTCCGGTCCTCCCGGACCTCGTCCCAGGTGCCGATCGGCTCACGCGGGTCGTGCTGCCACAGCATCTTGATCCTGCGCCCGTCGCCGAGGCTGCGGGCATAGGCCCCACGCTCGACCACATCTCCGCTCTGATCCGGCGCCCCGAAGAGCGAGGCATATCCCTCGATCAGGCCATCCGCGCCGACTGAGGCCTCCATGGCGAACCGGCAGAACTTCGTCTCGAGTCCCGCATCCGAAAATCCCTGCATGTCAAACTCCTAGAGGCCGGCGTTGATGTCGAGTAAGTGGCTGATCGCTTCGGTCAGGATAACCGCGACCACGCCGAAGACGGCGAGCCAGAGACGTCGTTCGAGGCGCTCCAGCGCGCTCTCGATCCCCTCCAGCCGAAAGGTCAGCGCCTGCCAGCGTTCCTCGAGAACCCGTTCATTGGCCTCGATACGCGCATTCGCCACGTCGAAAGGGGCGTAGAGGTATCGCGATCCTCCCACGTTCTGACGGACACTCATGTCGCCTCCGGTCGATCCGGAAGCCCCAGCAGACGTCGCTTTTCGGTCTCAGTCAGGAACTCCGCCTCGCTGATCCGCCGCCACTGTGCCTCCCGCTCCGCGGCCAGCGCAGGCACCTGGTCGAGATCGGGGCGAAGCTCCACCCGCTCGTCGCCAAGCCCCGAGATCCAGTGCGACATCGAAGCAAGCACCTTTTGCGCCAACGGCAGAACGGTCAGGCGGTAGAACGCCCGGTGCGCCTCCGCGTAGTTGGCATAGGTCGCGTCACCGGGGATCCCCAGCAGCATGGGCGGCACGCCGAAGGCCAGCGCGATGTCGCGCGCCGCCGCCTCCTTCGTCTTCTGAAACTCCATGTCCGACGGGCTGAAACCCATCGGCTTCCAGTCGAGCCCACCCTCCAGCAGCATCGGCCGCCCGGCGTTGCGAGCACCCTGATGGTGGTTTTCCAGTTCGGACTGGAGGCGCTCGAACTGGTCCTGGCTCATCGCTCCGCCGCCTTCCACGCCGCGATAGACGATCGCGCCAGAGGGCCGCGCGGCATTGTCGAGCAGCGCCTTGGACCATCGCGAGGCGGCATTGTGAACGTCGATCGCCGTCGCCGCCGCCTGCATCGGTGCCAGCCCGTAGTGATCGTCCCGCGGGTTCACCGACTTGATGTGGCAGATCTCTTCGGCAGGGAAGCGGTGTTTGCGCGAACCGACCGTGTAGTCATAGGCAGCCGGCCAGCCATCGGCACCGGGCACGACGCTCATCCGGTCCGATCGCAGCACATGCAACTCGACCGGCAGGCCCTCGTCCGCGACGACAGCCTCCAGATAGGCGTTGCCCGAGAGCAGAAGCTGAACGTAGGCCGCTTCCATCAGGTCGGCCCGCCCCTGTTCCATGTTGGGCCGTGCGATGAGCGACAGCGCCGGATGCGTGTCATAGCGCCGGCGCTCGTCCTGGCAGATGACGGGAAGCGCCCCGGCGGCCTCGGCAATCATCTTCACCGCGCGATAGCCAACGGGGTTGCCGTGAAACCCGATCTTCGTCAGCGAGGCCGTGTCCCGCGGGCTCCAGGCGACGCGCCCGACATTGCCCCATACCGCGACACGTGCGCCGGCCGATGCCTTTTCCTCCCTCGGGAGCGGCTTCGCTTTTCGAAGGTATTTCAATATCATGCGCGTCACTCCTAAGGTTCTTCGCCACACCCGGAAATTGGGTCACAGGGCGCGGATGCCGGGATGAAGCCGGGCTGCCGCCGGACGGAGCAATCCGTCGGTCAGCGCCCAGACCAGCGCATCGACCCGATCCGGGCTGCCTTGCCCCTCGTAGCCCTGGCGCGTCATCAGGCACATCTCGTCCTCCAACTCCGCCAGGTCGCCCAGATGCGCCACGCGCCCCTGCTCGTAGAGCGCGGCCACCGGCTCGGCCCTGGCGGCTTTGCCGCGAGTGGCGTGGACAGGGGCGTAGTTGATCAGCGGATCGACCTGCCGCATCACCACCTCCACCAGCTCACCACCCTGGTTGACCTCGGCGACCATGCGCCCGGCCCCGTAGCGGTGATAGGCGCGGGCGGCGGCGCGGGCCCATGTCGCCGGGCTTGCGGAGCTCACGCTGCAATCGGCGATCACGACCGCCCGCCATTCGTTCGGCTCGCCCTCGGTCAGGACGGCCACGACGACGATCCCACAGGCATCCGAGCCATCATGGCCGGTGACCGGCGGATCGACTGCGACGATGATCCTTGCTCCGTCAGGGATCGCATCCACCCGCCCCGCGTCGATCTCGGCGCGCCGCCACAGCGCGTCATCGGCCTCCGCCAGAAGCTCGCCATCGATCTCCTGTCGGCCCAGCCGCGTGTTGCCGTAGCGCGCGCGGATCTCCTCGATGAACCCGTCGGCCAGATAGGCCCGGTTGGCCTCGGTCGGCGCATGCGTCCGCACCGTGCTGTCCCGCTCAAGAAGCTCCCGCAGAACTGCCACGTTTCGCGGCGTCGTGGTGACGACCGCCCGGGGCGATGCCCCCAGCCTGAGGCCGAATTGCAGCATGTCCCACGCCTCGCGCGCCCGGGGCCATTTCGCCAGTTCATCGGCCCACGCACAGTCGAACTGCGGGCCGCGCAGAGCTTCGGGATCATTTGCCGAATAGACCCGCGCCTCGGCGCCGTTGGGCCATACCAGACGCCGTTCGCTCGACATCCATCGCGGCTTGCGGTCAGGCGGAGAGCAGGCCAGAAGCCCGCTGTCGCCCTTCACCATCACCGCCACAGCCTGGTCGTAGGTCTCTCCGATCAGGGCCACACGCCGTGCCACGCCTTCATCTTCGGGCCCCGCACCTTCCACCTGCGCACGCACCCATTCGGTGCCCGCACGCGTCTTGCCCGCACCGCGCCCGCCCAGAACGACCCATGTGCGCCAGTCGCCCTCCGGCGGGCACTGGTGCGGAAGCGCCCAGAACTCGAACAGCCAGCCCAGCGCGCCCAGCGCATTGTCCGACAGCGCATCAAGAAACGCTGTCTCCGCCCGCGACGTCCCTGAGGCGAGCCAGTCGAGCGCCGATTTCCGCCCGGGCGGCCGCGAGGTCGAGGCGCGCTCCAGTTCCGCCGCCAAAATGCTTGCTACCTGCGACACGTGCTTTCTCCTGCATTTCCATGGCCATCATCAGGGCGGAGTTCATCGCCCTGACATCCTTCACCACCTCGCGCTCCCCGGTGTCCGGCATCGATTTCAGGGTCCGGACCGCGTTCTGCAGGGCTTCGACGGTCGTCTCGAAGACCTCCTGCGCCCGCGCGACCAGCGTCTCGGCACGCTCCAGCGTCAGCTCAAGGTCCTCCGACCCGCCCCCCCCGTCATCGGGAGGCGGGGTCCGATCGCTCGTGTCGGTCATTGAAGGGTCCCTTGTGTCCGAAGATCGTCTCCCGGTCACAAGCAGCGCGGCAAAAAAAAGAAGGGCCCGCGAGGCATCTCCTGCCCCGGGGCCATTCACCCACGTCATCCAGCTTGGCATAAGAGGTGCCATGGACCGCGCGCAAGGTCAATAAGTTTTTAGTTTTCAGGTGGTTAACGCTGGAATGCGGCGTTTAGGGAAAATTAAGGGGTTGCGACGCCTGCCCGATCGGATCACCCGCCGCGCCCTCGGTCAGTAAGCTCCCGGTTCAGTTCCCAGATGCCGCGCGCTCGGCCTCGATCTGACGCCAGATCGCAACATTTCGGTTATGTTCCTCAAGGGTTTCCGAAAATGCATGTCCACCGGTGCCATCGGCCACAAAGAAGATGTAGGGGGTGGTATCCGGGTTCACCGCCGCCTCGATCGCGGCGCGACCGGGGTTGGCGATCGGCGTCGGCGGCAGCCCGTCGATCACATAGGTGTTCCACGGATTTTCGTCGCGCAGCTCCGATTGCCGGATGCCGCGGCCCAGAACCCCCCGCCCGTTCGTGACCCCGTAGATCACCGTCGGGTCGGTCTGAAGGCGCATACCGCGGTTGAGGCGGTTCACGAACACGCTCGACACCTGCCGGCGCTCATCGGGAACGCTGGTCTCCTTTTCGATGATCGAGGCCAGGATCAGCGCTTCCTCCGGCGTCTCGATCGGCAGGCCCTCGACGCGGCCCTCCCAGACCTCGGCAAGGATCGCCTCCTGCGACGCGCGCATCCGCGCCAGAAGATCGTTGCGATCATCCCCGCGCCGCACCTCGTAGGTGTCCGGCGCAAGCGAGCCCTCGGCCGGAATGTCCACCACCTCTCCGGTCAGGAAATCCGCCTGGTTCAGGCCCTCGACGATTTGCCAGCTGGTCAGTCCCTCGGGGATCGCGACCCGGTAGACCGTGATCTGTTCGTTCGCCACGAGATCGGAGTACAGCTCCGGTACGCCCTCCTCGTAGGAAAACGTGGCCAGCTCCACGATCTCGCCCGTGCCCGGCACCCGCTCCCGCAAGCGCAGCTCCCCCGTGCCCTCGATGCGCAGCACATATGTGGCGGCGTAGCGGAAGCTCGATGGCCCACCGGCAGTGACGATCTCCAGCACCGTCTCCATCGAAGCACCGGCCGGGATCTCGTAGGAGCCGAAGCGCAGATCGCCAGCTTGATCCGCGTATTCCGTGCCCAGCCGGAAGATCATTGCCGAAGTCACCGCCCCCGCTTCGGCCAGGTCCTCCGATACCGCCCGCAGGCTCGCCCCGCGCGGAACCTCGAAAAAGATCGCCTCATCCAGCGGCCCTTCGGCCGTCCACTGCCGCTGTCCCCAGCCGACCGCGACCGCAAGGCCGATCGCAAGGACGATCAGAAGGCTCAGGCCGTTTGCAGCGACATGTTTCCACAT